AAACGTCTATGGAGAGTACGACGCAATTTCTTATAAATCATTCAATAGTTAAAAAACTAGCTAGATTTGGTGTACCGAGTTTTGATCCAGAATTAAATATACATGATTTGAATAGGAATTATCGTGGGTATAAAGTAGCTGATAAGGTTGAATTGAATGAATTTATGAAAAAATACAGTAAGGTGGTGTGATAATGGAAGAACCAAGAATATCTGGAGTATTTGCAAATCCAGTAGTACAGAAAAAATTTAGAGATCCAACCAAAGTAGAACAGAATAAATACGAAGAATTATTTGTTTGTGAATGTTCGGATAATACAGGTAATCTAAGGTCGGTTGATAGTTATATTTTCAGAAATAATCCTGAGTTGAGTGAGATACACGATTTTTGTGTGAATTCAATAAACGAAATGGTCAAGGAAGTATATAAACCAATCAATCAACTTGAATTCTATATTACCCAATCATGGCTGAATATAACCAATACAGGTGCATTCCACCATGAACACGTCCACCCGAATAGTCTTATTAGTGGGGCATTTTATATTTCTACTGTTAAGGATGATAGAATACATTTTCACAGTGACAAAGAGCGTGATCTATTTCTAGAACAATTCCCAACAGAGGATTACCAAACATTTAATTCCTCTATGTTTTGGTTTGGTGTAAATGATCAGGAACTTGCGATGTTTCCATCCTATCTAAGACACAGTGTACCTAAAAATGAAACCAAACAGACTAGGGTAAGTCTAGCATTCAATACATGGGCAAAGGGTTCTCTTGGTTCTGAACTAAATTTGACTGAATTGATAATGGAATAGTTGGTACGGAAATTGCAGCGGTATAGGTGAGGTGATAAATAGATGTATATGAGATACACTTTAGATGATGTCAAGAAGTCATCAGATAGAAAATTATTTAATGTAGTTTCGTTATTTGCAGGTGGGGGTGGAAGTTCTACTGGTTACAAACTTGCTGGTGGTGAGGTTCTACTCATCAACGAATTCCAAGAAATTGCAACAAAAACTTACCTTGCAAACTACCCAAATACCAAAGTCATGATAGATGATATTCGTGATGTATCAGGCCAGGATATACTTGATTCTACTGGATTAAGTATAGGGGAACTTGATATACTTGATGGAAGTCCACCTTGTCCTCCATTTTCTGCATCTGGAACCAAAAGGAAAGGTTGGAAAAAAACCAAAGTTGCATATGGTAAGAAGATGGAAAATATCGAAGATTTGTCTTTCGATATGGTTAGAATATGTGAATATATAAAACCAAAAGTATTTATTTGTGAAAACGTGAAGGGAATAACACATGAATATGCAATGGATCATTTCAAACGAATAATGAATGCATTTGAGGTTATTGGATATAATGTATCCTATAGAGTCTTGAATGCAGCTGATTATGGTGTTCCACAAAAGAGACAGAGAGTTTTTGTTGTTGGTATTCGTGATGATGTTGCATTCGATGCTGGGATATCGTTTATGAATATGAATACAGTATTTCCAGAACCAACAAGTCCAAGACCAACATTACGGGAGGCAATATATGATTTGTTAGATGATGAGGATAATATGAAGGAAGCACAGATATTATGTGATGATATGAAAACTAAGACTAAGTATGAATGGATGCAGTTGATGCCAAAGGACATACCTGTAGAACAGAGTTATGTATCTGTGGGGGATTTTTGTTTTGCGGAGATGGAACGGAGATACAAACAGGATTCAGATAATAATCCGAAACCTAAGAATTCTCATTATCAGTCAAGGAGAACTCCCTGGGATCTACCATCACATACATTGTCGGAACTTGGATTGCAGACTAGTCTTGCAGTTCATTTGCACCCAAGAGAGGATAGAGGATATACGACTACGGAATCAAAGAGATTGATGACTTTACCAGAGGATTTCAAATTGATGGGAACTCTGAATGAGAAACTTGCAAGGGTAGGACTTATGGTTGCACCCATGCAGATAAAGTATATTGCAGAAAATATCTACCAACAAGTGTTGGTACGGTAATTGCAGCTATATTAATAATAAGGAGAAGTGAAAGTGCAAATTAGTAAACAAACCATTGATGTATTGAGAAATTTTTCTATGGTCAATAGTTCAATATTGATCAGTCCAGGAAAAGAATTGAAAACCGTATCTGATATGAAAACCTTACTTGCAAGAGCAACAGTGACGGAGGAATTTCCATCACAGTTTGCAATTTATGATCTACCACAATTTCTGAATGTGGTTACATCACCTGTATTTCAAGGTGCAGATTATGATTTCAACGATGATCATTTAAATGTAACGTTGAATGGTGCATCCTGTAAGTATTTTTATGCAGATGAGAGTACAGTAGTTACACCAACTAAGGATATACGAATGCCTTCTGGTGAAATCACTTTTCAGTTGACAGAGGATCAGATATCAACTGTACGGAATATGGCAGCTAATCTTTCGGCACCAGATCTTGCGTGTGTGAGTACTGGGGGTTCTACTTATCTAACTATATTGGATAAGAAAAATACGGAATCGAATGATTTCAGATTAGAGGTCGGTGGTGGTAATGGTGTAAGTTATAAAATGTATTTCAAGATGGAAAACTTGAAACTTTTGAAGGGTGATTATACGGTAGATATTTCTTCCAAAAATATTAGTCATTTTTCACATGATGATCTCGATTTGGAGTATTGGATTGCATTAGAACCAGATTCTGAGTATGGTGAAGTTCACGACGAAGTAGAGGATCGTGAAAGTGAATTGGACGAATCATTGGAGGAAGAATAATATATGCGTGAAGAATTTCTTTGGGTAGAGAAATACAGACCCAAAACTATAGATGAATGTATACTCTCGGTAGGTCTTAAAAAGACTTTCCAAGAGTTTGTGGACAATAAAGAAATTCCAAATTTACTATTGACGGGATCTGCTGGTATTGGGAAAACCACAGTTGCCCGAGCATTATGTGAACAAATAGGTTCTAATTATATTTTAGTAAACGGTTCAAACGAGGGTAGATTGATAGATACCCTACGAACAAAAATAACTGATTTTGCCTCTACCATTTCATTGATGGGGGAAAGTGGTCGAAAGGTGGTGATATTAGATGAAGCGGACTACTGTTTACCAGATACGGTTCAGCCGGCTCTTAGGGGGTTTATCGAGGAATTTAGTCACAATTGTGGTTTTATTCTTACTTGCAATTTTGCCAATCGGATTATTTCTCCTTTGCACTCTCGTTGCAGCGTCATTGAATTCTGCGTCGAAAAGAGGGAAACTCAGAGGACTGCTGCGGAGTTTATGAGTCGGGTACAATATATTCTTGAAAAGGAATCTATTACTTGGGATGATGAAGTGATTGCAGAAGTCATTATGAAATGGTTACCTGATTGGAGGAGGATACTCAATGAACTACAACGATATTCTGCAAGTGGTACTGTCGATTATGGTATATTGGAAGATATTTCGGATGAAAAATTCGATAGATTGATAGATGTACTAAAGGAAAAGAAATTTTCAACTATGAGACAATGGGCAGTAGATAACTTGGATTATGATCCTCCTGTATTATATCGGAAATTATATGATGCAATTGTTGGTCGTGTGGTTCCAAAATCTATACCAAAAGCTGTTCTAACCATAGGTGAATATTCATATAGGTCTGCATTCGTTGTGGATCAAGAAATAAATTTTGTTTGTTGTTTGTTGGATTTGTGTGTGGAATGTGAGTATCTATAATGAAATTTTTAGACTATTGGATTTCTATGACACAAACCAAAGAAGATGTAATGATTGATAGTCCAGATCCTGGAGCAGAGAAGAATTATGTACCGTATAATATCAACAAGAGTCTATCTTCATTTTGGGATTATATTCATTATGTAAACGAAATGAATCAATTGAACCACCTTGACAATAAACTCCAATATGATTATTTTATAAATACTATAGAGGCATATACTGGAAAGAATAAACGGTATGCCCCAGAATGGTTGAAAGTGGATGAAATAGAAAATTTAGAACTAATAAAGGAATATTATAACTATGGGAGTGTGAAAGCTAAAGAAGCATTGGGGTTGTTGGGTAGTGAACAATTACTCCATATTAAACGAAAACTAAGAAAAGGTGGTATGAATAAATGAATGAGACTATTGAAAATATAGTTGGAAACTTAGTGGAGGTGGAACTTGCAGAACCAGATGATTTTCTAAAAGTAAAGGAAACTTTAGGTAGAATTGGAATTGCATCTAGGAAGGAACAGAAATTATATCAATCTTGTCATATTCTGCATAAGCAAGGTCGTTATTATATAGTACATTTTAAAGAATTGTTTCTATTGGACGGCAAACCTTCTGATTTATCGGAGAATGATATTGCACGAAGGAATACCATAACAAATTTATTAGTTGAATGGGGATTAGTGAAGTTATTAGAGGATGAACCATTGGAACCTGTTGCACCGATGAATCAAGTCAAGATACTTAGGTTTGAGGAAAAGGACGAATGGGAATTAGTAGTGAAATATAATATAGGGAAAAAGTAAAAATGAGTTCGGTATTAAGTAAAGAGAAGATCGTATTTATGGATATAGCTGGGAATTCAGATCTGAGATATCGTGAGATAGTGACACGGTGGATGCCAAAGACACTTACTGTGATGCACGATAGTGAGAGGTTGTCTGAATTA